TACTGATTCATCTACTTTGTATTTATAGATTACATCATTTCTATTTTTCAATGAAGTTTTACTATTTTGTAAATCATAATTTGCGTTAGCAGTAGTTGCTTTTGCAAACTTACCATTCTTTAAGTAGAATGTACCAATACGAGAATTGTTATCATCGGTTACATAGAATGTTGCGTTTTTCTTTTGTTTTGATAATTTAATAATATCAGTAAGATTTTTAGCTTTTATAAAATCACTATATCTTTCGTTTACTGATTTGTTTTTTGGAACCCCACAACCACCTTCAGTTACACCACCACAACCACATCCACAATCCGAATGAGATTCTTCTACTTTAAATGTTTTACCATCTACTTCGAATTCATCATCTCCATCTTCCTTAGCTTTAGTTACAGCTGCTCCAAATGCATTACCTTCCTTAACTTCACCTTTAGCATCCCATGCACTATCTATCTTATTAAAGAACTCTTTCTTTTCATCATCACTCATTGATGGGATTGACTTACCAGCTTTCTCTAATGCTTTTTTGAAAAAAACTTTATAATCAGCTTCTTCATTCATAACTAATTTTAAAGTTTCCTTTATTTGTTCTTTAGTAATTTTCATAGTTATAATTTCCTATTAAAAGTTTTGTATTTTAGTTGCTACACTATTTAATCGTTCTCTGATTTTAGATAGGTTCTTTTGGGTACGTTTCCAATATTGGTCAGATTCTAATCCTCCCTCTTTTTTGATTTTACCATACCATCCTACGAATTTCTCAATTTCAGCAAGTTGTTTATTAACACTAGAAATTCCTCTACCAATTTTTGCTTTCGGTGAGGATTCATCTTTTTTTAACTCATGCCAACGATTTTCCTCTACTCTTTTATATCCAGTAGATTTGTTGATTCTATCAACCACATCATCATCAGTTTCTGCATCTTCATCAGTACCATCGGTACCTTTGAAAGCATTAGGAGTATTATATCCGGCTATATCACCAGATGTAGTTGCTTCTTCGATATCCAATTCATCATTTTCTATCTCAGCTATTAACTCCTTAATATATTTTTTTAAATTATTTCCCATTCACCTTACTTTTCAACTCTTTAATTAATTCATATGAAATCATTAATGATGAAACGTGATTATCAGAAACTACTTTACCAATTTTTGTTTTGGATAATACCAATGCAGTTTCAGCTAATTTGATTTTGGTTACTTTATCTTTTATAGCTTTACCCAATGATTTCATCTCTGAAATAATCTTAGGGATTTCCTTTTGGATGTATGATTTGAATCCAGTTGTATTGGATAAGTTATTGATATATTCCTTTAATAGGTTTTTCTGATTATCATCTAAGTTAGAATACTTTTTATTAAATGTTTCTACTAAGATTTTATAAGTAAGTAAACGTAAATCCTTATCTTGCTTTTTATAACTTTCAACTATCCTATCAGCTTCTACAGCTTCTACCATTTTAGTTGGCTTTGATGTGATGTTTTCGATTAATGTAATCTTAGAATTAAATACATCCTTTACATCATAGTTTTCATAGTTCTTAGATTCAAATACTTTATATATTGAAGCTAATACTTTATAGTTTGTTATAGGTGAAGATAAGAAGTCATCCATATTGAATGATTCATTAATCTTTTTAATAAGATTATATTTTTCTTTGTGTAGATTCTTTTGATTGATTCTACTATGAGCTTCGTTTATAGTATCAATGAACTTTTCTGCTCTTGATTCTGACTTATACTTCTCCTTTAATAAAAGGTCGTATAAACGTAGTTCTTTGTTCAGTTCAGTTTTTGCTGAAAAGAACTCACTTACTATCGTCTTTGCAGTTTCCGTTGTATCACCATTTAAAACCTCTAACGTGATTTGTCTCACTAGAAGTTCAAAAAGAATACCGGTATTCTTAAATTTTGAATGTTTTACTCTCTTCATTGCGTTTTTTGCCCTATAATAATATATTCCTACACAAAAGTTTATCGTATATAAATATAAGTTTTATTTTATTTATTAAATTTTTCTTCGTCTAACAAGTTGCTATCACTTAAAAAGTCAGTTTTTTCAGTAATTACCTTCTTCTGAGGGGATATACCATTAACATATTCTTTAGCGAATTTACCAACTTTCCTAGCTTCCCTACCAATCTTAGATTCAGTTTTCTTTAAAGCCTTTTGGTTTTCCTTAGCACCTAACGGGTCTCTCCCATATGGGTGTTTATCTTTACCATAGGTATTACCTTCTTTTGGTCTACCACCTTTATCTTTTAGTTCGTTTTTCAACTCCTCCAATTCACTCTCAACATCAGTTGATTCAGTTTCCATTGCTGGGTCACTTCCCTCATCTTCAATAGAACGATATCTGAATCTATCTTTAAGGTCATTAACCATTTGAGTTTTTTGGTGGTCTGCTTCATCCTTACTCATATTAAAGATATTCTCATATGCCCATTCTTTTGAAATCATATTCAATTGAGTAATATCAGATACCAATCTTACTTTCTCACTCCAAAGATTTACCTTCTCTTGCTCATAGATTGTAGATGGGTTAACTAAGTTTAATTCGAAATCAACCATTTCGGTTCCTTCTAACCCTTGTGCTGCTAAATGTACAACTGCAAGTTTTGTAAGTTCTGATACTAATGTTCGTTGGATTCGTTCGATTGTTCTAGCGAATCTCACATCTTCTGCAGCAAGAGTTGCTTTACCATTTACATTCTCATCATATCCCAAATATGCTTTAGGTATTTTAAGTGCTGCAAATAACTTATTCTTTAAGTAATCGATATCTTCAATAGCAGTATATTGTAATCCACCCAAAGAATCTATTTCAGTTCCACTATCACCACCCCTAACAGGTAAGAAGAAATCTTCCGTTAAGTTTTGGATGTTATATTTTAAATTGTAATCACCCGTATTCTTATCAACAAAAGGAGTTTTCTTCATTTTGTTAATTATCTTCTGCATATAGTTATCTACTTCTTGTGGAGGTATGTTACCAATATCAATTTTGAAAACTCTCTTATCAGGTGCTCTCATAATTCTATGGATTAACATTGCATCTTCCATTAAAGAAACTTGCTTCCATATTCTTCTACCATTTTCAATCATTGCCTTTCCATAAGGAAGGAAATTTGTATCTGATAGTAATCTGAAGTGTGCTATTTCAAAGTTCTCATAGTCACCTTTCCCATTAGGGTCATGGTTAACTTTAAACTTTACATAGTTTGGATTGTTTGGGTCAGTATTCTCCACTCTTTCAGTTTCATAAACTGGAAGTGGTTGTACATTGATAATTCCTTTCCCTGGTGCTACTTCAATAGATAAGTAGAAATCACCATACTTTACCATATTACGAGTCCAAGCCCAAAGGTTAAACTCTACATTAAGAATATCATAGAAAAGATTCTCTAATAATGCCTTAACGTTTTCATTTTGTGTTTTAATTTGAATAACATCACCGAATTCATTTTTCAATGTAGATTCATCTGCGTATATATCTAATGCTGATGATATGATAGGGTCATTATCCATTGAATCATAATCTCTAAACAATTCTCTACGAACTTGATGATATGCCATTGATTGAGCGGCTGATTGCTGCCCTGCAAATGAACGTTGGAGTTTTGTGTACCTATCTTTTAAATTTAAAAGATTTGTACTACCTTGTTGTCTATCATCCGTATCTTTAACTGTCCTCTTACCATCCTTATCAATAACTACGATTGCTTGGGTTGAGAAAAGTTTTGTTAACTTTTGAAAAAATGAACTATTTTGCTGTTCTGCCATTATACTTCTGTTTATTTAATAATCTTACAAATATACGAAAAATTATTAATATATCCTAATTTATTTACCACGCTTTACAACTCCAATATCTTGCTCCAGTTCTTGGACCGGGTGTATCACAATTGTGCCTAGCTCTAAATGCTTTCTTTCTTGATGGTATATCTTTTTGAATCTGCATTGTTTTCTCACCTGCTTTCTTAGCAGATGTTCCACCATGTCCAAAGTTTACCTTTACAACATTTCCCTTTGGATTCTTTACATACACCTTAAACTTCTTAACATCACCTCTCATAGGTTTGTTTAGTTTAACTTCTCTACCTTGATACTCACCTTCGTTGATATCCGGCTTATATTCTTTTATGAATTCTAAAAATTCTTTTAAATCAGACTCGTTTTCAACATCATATTCAATGATGTCTGCTTTGAATTCCTTTGTGAACTCTTTGTAAAGTTGCTTAGTTGTATTATCCATAATAAATCCTATACTATATAAATATAACAAAATTGATTTATAACCAATTTGTTAAGTCCTCAAATGAACCATCACCTACATCCATTTTCCAAGGATTATCATCTGAATCATTACCACCATATATACCTGTATAAGTATGAGATGAAATACTGTTAATAGCCTGTTTAGTTAAATCAACACCCTCTTGTCTTAATCTAAGCGCAGTATCCCTAACCCATAACCCAATTGCAAGTGCCATAACTAAATCATCGTTATAACCTCTCATTGCCTCAGCTCTACCATTATTCCATATAAATGTAAACATCTCATCTATCGTTCGTACTGAACGTATTGTGATTGATTTATCTCTTATATACTCTTCTAATTTTGAGATGATTAATGGTCTTGTTCTGGAGGTTGTGGAGAACCCTGCTACTTGGTTCTTATCCTGCGAACGATATTTGTTAGTATGTTGATTACCAGAATCAACGTACTTTATATCTTTATCGGTGTAGTATAAATTAGTATAACTTCTATCAATTACTTGTTGGATAGTTGCCCATCCTATGTTTGCGTTTTCAATTACTAACAATGCGTTGTTATATTCAGTTGCTAATGCTACTAAAAAGTTTCCAAAATCCTTTGTATCTAATTTACCTTTATATTCAGCTACCTGAACTGATGTAACGACATCAATAACGTGTGCGGTAGAGAAATCCGAAGCATCCCCTCTAGCGACATCGGCTACTACTATATAAGATTTATTGTAATCAGCATATTCCCATTTCCATAGGTTACCATCGAATCCAGTTTTCTCAATTGGTTCTTGAACATACGTATCTTTATAGAATTGTAAAAGTTGTGGGTCTATAACACTATCTCCAGAAGATACAAAATCACAATCACATTCCTGTGCTGCTCCTTTAGGTCCTAATAATCGTTCTTGCTCATCTCTCCAATCTTGGTCTCTTTCAGGGTGAACTGTCCAATGTAATCTGATTGTGTTAAAATCATTTCTACCTTCTTCAGCCCCTACCCAAGTTTTATGATACCAATTACCCACACCATTTGGAGTTGATAACACAATTGCGTTACCCCCCGTAGATAATGTAGATTGTGCAGATACCCATATCTCTTCAATCTTATCAATAAATGCAGCTTCATCAAATACTAATAATGATAGCGCTTCCGAACGACCCGCATCACTAGCAGCAGATGTTGCTTTGGCTTGTGAACCATTTGAATATCGTAAGGATAGTTTGTTATCTTCTACTGTTTCCAACTTTAACCAAGATGGTAAGTATTGATTCATTACTCTAATCTTAGTAATTAGATTCTTAGCCACCTCTTGCTTAGTTGCAATAACCAATACATTGAAGTCTTGGTTAAATAACATTTTCCAAAGTGAATACCCAGCGGTTAGAGTTGATATACCAGTTTGTCTGGATTTTAGTATTATATTATAACGATGGTCTTTGAAGTCAATTAATGTATCTTCTTGGAATGGATATAATTGGAATTGTATTTTTCCCCTAACAGGGTGTTGAATCATACAATATTTTTTCATAAAGTAAATTGGGTCAGAAGCACACTTCTGATATTCCAACTTGATTATATCCTTCAACGATTGTTTAGCCATAAATTATTTCTTCTTACCTAATGATATCTTCCAATACATACCAGCACTAATATATGGTGATAGTTGTTGTATATTAGAATTATTTTGTACTCCCAATCCTAATTGGAATATTTTATCTTTCTTAGTTTTTAGTAATAACGAACCGGATATGTTAGTAATTACATCTTCTCTATTAAATCCACCATTTAATCCCCAATACAATTGAGTCTTTGGTAATTCCTTTACGATTGATGTATTATAAATTGTTGGAATTTGAAATGTCCAATCTACATCTCTGGAGATGATTGAGTTTTGTGATATATTATCGGTTATGATTCCAAATCCTAAATTTGGTGATGGTTTGTTACCCAATGAATCAGTAACTCCTTTTGGAAACTCATATGAAAGATTTAATGTATCTTTAACTTGATATGTAGAGAAGTACTTTTCTACAATTGCCAAAGTATCGATATCAATCGGTATTTCAACCTCAATTGTTTCAACTTTAGTAATGTATTTTGGTATATAGGTTGGAACCTTTACTTCCTTAGTTACAAAAACAGTATCGATAGTTTGTTTTATTAGTTCATAATCTTTACCATCGACCTCAACAGTTTCTATATCCTTTGTATCTTCGTTATCACAACCTCTCATTAATAACACTACACATAGTGCCATTATTAGAATAGTTTTTAAATCAAATTTCCTTAACCAACTCATAATTCTTATGCTTTAATTTCCCATACGCACTATTACGCTTTTCGATAACTTCAGTAAGTTCCTTCTTACCATTTTCTATATCGGTTTCTATCTGAGCTTTTAAAGTCTGAACATCATCATTGGATTGCCACTTTTCAACGGAACCATTATCATTTACATATTCATGAACGTTACCAACTTCACTAAGAGCTTGATTCCACTTTTCTATAACATCAGTTCCATAATCAGCCATATTAGAATATATCCTATATTCTTCATAGGCTTCCCAATTACCATCCAATTTTATAATAAGTTCTCTTTTTGCTAAACAACCAGCACAATAACCAGTTTTAGAAATTAACTTTTTATCAGAGTTTGAAAATTTACCACTAACATCACAATCATCAGCTTTACATTGATGCAATGATTCAATGTGTTTTCTTAACTCAGACATTACATTTGACATTTTGGATGATTTTACTTTACCAAAATCCTTTTGTTCCCAAACGTTACCATCCGAATCATTCCAAATATCGCCAACTTCACGTTTGCTTTCTTCTTCCTTTATATCAGAGAATGCGATTTGAGTATTTTTTGCATACTCACCAGTTTGTACCATATCAGCCAACTTTCTACGAGTTGGATGCATGAACTTTCTACTAAATTTTTTACTATCTCCCATAACCTATTATATACTTATATATATAAGTATTGAGTTTTGTACTATTCGTAAAATAAACCGAGTATCTGATTAAGTGGTGCGAACGTTCCAGTTAATTTGAAAGTCTTACCATTGTACACAAATACAATTCCCTCATTAGGAACGATTTTATCCTTACCACCAATTGCCTTTAATCTTTGTAGTTCCATTTTAAGTTTAGCTATCTTCTTTTCATCACCACTCTTTCGAACATCAATGATAGTTTTATCTAACCTCTTTTTCATATCCCTAATTGCCTTATCAGGGTTAGCTGCAAGTACTGAACTCATAAATGAAAGTATATCTGCTCCGATACCTAAGAAGATATCTTCAAATGGTCTAATGTTATCTTTAGCCATCTTAGCATGGTCATTTTTATCAATTCCCTTTGCCCATTCTAATGTTTTAACATCTTCGAAATTCTTCTTATCTAATCTAAATGATTTATCATAGAAAGCCCATCTCTTAACTAATCCCATTAAAACTCTATTATCTAATTTAGTTGGTGATTTCTTAGTTACGAAATCCATCCAATATGCTTGATGATAATTAGCTATACCATCATTATCTTTTAACTTAAACTTTGATTGTAGTTTTCCTATTTTTGAATTGTACTTTCCTTTTAGAGAAGTTAAATCCTTACTCTTAGGTAATACGTTGATAGGTGGACCTGATATTGTGTATGCTGATTGTACATCTTGATTTACTTGCTTAATCATTCCAGCAAGTATCTTAGCTGCATCTTGATTCTCACCAATAGCGATACCTTCTTCATTGAATTCCATAGTACCATGAAATACTAATAGAGCTTGTCCATATGGTATTACATTTACTGAGGTTGGGTATATTACTTCTAAGTTCATAAAACATGCACCACCTTTAAAGATTTTATCTCTTTGTTTTTCAGAAAGTGATTTTATTGCTTTTGATAAATCATTCATAGCAAAGTTATATGCCTTTTCTAATTCACCTCTACCAGCAAACTTAGTAGCTACACCTTTTATATCCAAAGCGTTTTCACCTTTGTTCTTTAAGTGTCCTTTGTTACGAGCAGCAACTAATCTACCATCTCTCCAACTTACAGCCAATGCTTGTCCATCAGTTTTCTCTCTTGCTAAATCCAAGTTTCCTTCCAATGCTTTATTTACAATATCTTTAAGTTGACCGAATGTAAGATTGATTTCAGTATCGAATGGATGATTCATATGCCCATATGCCCCACCTTCGTTTAGAAGAACTTCACTTAGTAATTTATTTAATCTTATCATAATAGGTTTTATTTTTTATTAGTTGATTCAGCGATACCACCACTCAATGCATATGGTTCGTTATATTTCAACTTTTTCTTTTCTCTAACCGGCTCATACCCTTTTTTCTTAGTATCCTTTTCTTTGTTTTGATGACCTGGGGTTTTCCCGTCATCATCAAAATCAATTGTATCTGGTTCTGCTATTGAACCTCTCTTTGCGTATGCTGATGTTACGTGATGTTTATTAAAATCACTTTCACCTTCAGATGATGGTTTTCCACTTTTTACAGGTTTCATCTTATCAGTAACTTTAGTTGGCAATGATTCGAATTTATATTTCGGGTCTGATGTTTTGAAATCATCTTTCCTCATTATAGTCTTAGCGATTAGTTTGTTTGATTGTTTCATAAATGGAATGTTTAGATTTGTTCTATCATCCTTTACTACAATCTGATTATATTGATTAAGGAACTTTACGAATTCCTTTTTGTTTTTACCTAATCTTTTAAAGAATCCTATCAACTCTGCGTTTGATACTTCTTTTCCGTTTCTTGGGTCATTTAACCTATCGAAGAAATGTTTACCAGTAAGAACTATATCAACTGGTTTAAGTTGTTTATCAGCGAATTTATCAATCTTTTGTAAATCACCCATTGGGATTTCAGTTAAGGTATCTTCCTTTAATGGACTCATACCATTCTTAACTCTAACCTTATTTAACTTTTGAATAACTTCTTTTTGTTTTTTAGATTTTGGCATTTGTTTTAATGCTTGTGAAGTTAATTGGTATATAAGAGTTCTATCTTCTGAGGATAATTCCTCCAACATACTATTTGATTCCTTCCACTTATATAATCCAGCTATATCAAGTTTTTGTTTATGAGAATCCCATCCACATTGATGACATAAATACTTACCACTATCATCAGCTTCGATTTCCCATTGATGATTACATTTTTCACATTTGATTTCAGTACCAGCAAGTTCAACTAATGTACCTTCTTCAATTACTCTAATTCTGAGTATTGCTTTACCATTTATAGTAATATCACCTTTTTCGTTTTTACCAATTGTTTTAACTACAATACGTTTGTTTTTGAATTTGCCACCCAATACAGTATCACCTACATTAATTGGAATAGTAATATCTTCCTTTACGATATTGGAGTTTGGTTCTTTTACTTTCTTAGTTTTTTCAGCTTCTTCTTTTTCATCTTCTAAATCAATAGAATCAAGTACCGAGTATCCTACTAAACTAGCGAATCGAGTTGCATGTTTAAACCATAATCTATATGCTTGTGAACCATAGAAATCCTTTTGGTTAGTTGCCGTTGTTTTACCAATTACACCCGCTGGGAATGGAGTTACTGCTTTTACAGGTCCATTTGGATAAATTGGATGTGAATCTATATCAGTAAGTTCATCACTCATAATTTGTGCCAACACTGTGTATCCAATTTCTTCAGCTCGTTTCTTAGCTACTTTATCGAATGCTTTATAAGTTGGGAATAGAAAGTTAGGTCCATCATCAGCTTCTTCAGCTCCACCTATCTTAGATGCTTCTTTAATTAACTCAACGTTATCAACTATCCAATTTTCGATTATGTGTTTTGGGATAAAGATTCCCTCAGATGTTATCTCTGGTAGTTGTGATAACTTACCAGCTATAAATTTAAATATTTTTGGGTTGAACTTACCATATGCTCTTTTAGTAAAGAATTGCTTCTTATCTTCATCAGAACCTTTTCTCAATCCCATCCGAACATCAGTTCCACTTACTGGGTTTGATTGTTGAGGAGCTATGTAAACATATCCCTTATCTTTATATCCTTCAAATTCTAAGTTATCCTTATAAGGAGTAAAAAACTTACCACCTAATCTACTAGCATCCTTCTTACCAACCACAGTAATAAATCCAGTTGTATCTGAATCAAACTTCTTTAATATTTCGGTTGGTACATATGGATTCTTAACTTCAACAATTCTATTTGATGGAACACCAAACATAGTTGTCATTATTTGCTTTTTCTCTTTGAAATTAAAAGGTGATTTCTTATTATCGGTTTTGTTAGATGTTCCGATATACACTTTATCCTTTCCAAACTTTTTCACTAAGTGTGAGTAAGTTGCGTAATGACCTTTGTGGAAAGGTTGAAAACGACCAGAGTAGACAACAATTAAGTTCTCTACTTTGGCCGCTTCCAATAATATACTTTCTACTAAAAAGTTAGATAATTCGTTCATTGTAATAGTACGTTTTCTATTGTACTATATAAATATACGATTTTGATTATTTCACAACTTCCATCTGCTCAGCCATCTTTTCTTTCATAGATGGGTCAAATGTAATTGTACCTTTTTGTAAATCAAGTTGTCCTCTTGGGTATTCTTTCTCAAGTTCATTAACTAAGCCTCTAATAGCTTCGTTTTTTTCTTTGAAATCAGCTTCTGCTTTTTCTACACCTTCATCAAGTTTAACTAACTCATCTTCCAACTCTTTTCTTCGTAGATAAAGTTGTCCGAATACATTTACTAACTGAGAGATTTCCTCATTAGCTTCTTTTATTGGAGTTACTACACCTTCTTCAAGTGTTCTTGTAACCAATTCGATTTTTTGAATTTCTTCGTTTGCCATAATAGTTTTTTAATTAAAAAATTTGTTTATTTTGAATTCATATATAAATATACATAAATTATGTTTTCGTTATAATTGTAACACCTCTCTTTTGTACTACTTGAGATGCACAATCATTTCCGAATTTTATTGATTCATTCACATCTGAGCTTTCTATATACTTCATAGTGAATCCAGCTACGAAAGTATCACCTGCTCCTGATATATCCATAATCTCAACTTCTTTAGTTGGATACATAACATCTTTATGTTTACATCCTTCTTTATCAAGTGTGATTATAAGTTTTTCAATTACCCATTCATTATCATTAATAAATGTTTCATTGTTTAAGTATTCAGTTCTATTTAATTTAATAAATTTTAAATCCCTACACCATTCACCTAATTTCTTTTTTGTATCACATATTGTGTTTGGGTGATTAAATGCTATATGTGCAATATCATCATTGGTTAAAAATCCTTTATTATAATCTGATATCACTACCATATCATAATCCCAATAATTAGTTGGTAATTTAGTTTTATCAATTCTATCCACAAAATCACCCTCATCAACTCTTAACAATAGTGTATTAGATGATTCATGCACATAACGTGTTTTTGTTATTGTAGATGTATGAGTTATAATATCTACACTCACATCCAATGATTCCAAATTAGATTGTACATTTAATGCCATCCCACCATTATATCTTTCATTGATTGGATTAAAAACAGGAGCCGGTCCTTCAGGTGATAGACGTGGAGTATTTCCATAGATAAAGATATCCATACAACTTTCCCCTATTAAAAGTACTCTACTCATTTGTTAATATTTTTGTTGTACTAAAATCTTCCATTCGATTAAAGAATACCATTGATTTAGAATATTCTTCACCTACAATCGATTTATCTTTATAATCTGAACCTATTACAAATATATCCGGTTGATATCGTTTAATTGCCTCTTCTAACATTATCTCAGAATCGAATATTATAACTTTACTCACTCCTTTAATTCTTTCTAAATTGTATTTACGTTCTTCTTCTGAATGAAATGGTCTATCATCTCCTTTTAGCTTTTTTACTCGTTTATCGGAATCTATACCAATAACAACTAACTCACCAAATGTAGATGCAAACTCAATCATTTTAAAATGAGCATGATGTAAAACATCGAAACATCCATTCATCCATACTTTCTTCATTATAAGAACTTTTCTAATTCATTAATTACCATTTCGGATGAAATACCTTTAGTACATTCAAACTGTCTATTTGTACCCTTATGGTCTGGACACCAGTTCCAATCACCAGCATCTAATTTTAATCTATTGAAACATCCACCACATTTATCTTTAGGTGGGGTTATTCTTACACAATCACTCATCTCTGCCCAATCATATGAGAACCCACTTATCAATACAGTCTTTGTATTCAATGCCCAACTTAACCAACTTAAACCACTCCCAATACCTATGAATGCTTTTGATTTTCTCATCTCATCCATAACACCTTCTAATGGACCCGATGGATGTTGTGTGATTCCTTTTGGATGTTTGTTACCCATATAGTTATCACCTTCATTGGATAGTAACTTAACTGTGTATCCTTTATTGTTTAACCAATCAACCACATCTTGCCAACCAGTTGGATTATTCCAATATTTAGATTGTGCCGTTCCATGTATAGCTATTGTAATTAATTTATCATCCTTTACAACATTGGATTTTGGTAGTAAAGGTCGTACCTCTGTGTATTCCAATCCTAATATATCAGAACCCATCTTTTGCATAGTTTGGGTTTTGAAATCGTTTGGATTCTTTAATCCATTTACACTACCATTCTCATTGTAAAATAAACCAACATCATACATTGCGTATAAGTTTGGTACAGTAGAACCAGGTTTAACGAATTCAAACTGAGGGTATTGTTCTTCAAACATATGATTATGAAACGTAGATACAATTACTTCACAATTGTGTTTTTTTCTAAATTCTTCAAAATATGGGAACCATGCTAATGTATCACCCAATGCCTTTGAACCCATTGATATAAACACACGTTTACCATTTGGATTAAAATCATGCTCATAAAAAACATCATTATCTTTAAGTACCCTTACCGTCCAATCGATACAATACTCTATATTTGATTTAGCCCAATTGTTATTCCCAATTGTAGTTTCAAATCTTATCTGGTTTGTAGTTTTATCAATAAATTGTACTACATACTCCTCAGTTACATTACCTGTTATTTCAACGAATGGTCCTCTTACAAAATGACAAGAAACTCTATTAGTTACTTCAGTAATATTGTTTTTATTCTTTTTTAATTTATCGTATATCATTTCCAAGTCTTATTTGTTAAATCTAATAATGAAAATCCTTCAGCCTGATTTGAATACATTTTATTAGTTGTGTATCTTGGTCTTTGGTGATGGTAGAATACGTGATTGTACCATAAATCAGCTACATCCCATTCACAATCTTTTATTCTATCTAACCACCATCCTTTTTCTCTATTTGGGATTAAGTATGCGTGTGCTAAATCTTGGTTGTGTGCGGTTTTACTAAACAGCTCATCTATCTTTTCTTTTGAGTTTGATGGATTATCTGCGAATGATATAAATGGTACATTATCTCTTTCTGATATAAAACACGCTTTATGTATAATCTCAACAAATTCCATTAATCCACTATGGATATATGCATCTGCTTCAAATACTAATGTGTAATCGTAATCAGTACTCATTGTTTCCAATGCGAATCTATGTGCCATATAACAACCATAATGTCCTCCAGTTATCCAACCCAATCCTGCTCCAGGTGAAAGTTCACCAGGTGTATTAGTTGGGGATATATGTTGTGGTCTCCTACAATGTTCCGCTGGTGGGAAATCAGTATAAGGTGTGTTTACGATAGCTTCGTAATCCATACCATATGATTGTAGTTGTTTCAATGATTCTTGACTTATACGTTCTCTTAAATCATCAGGTCGAGTCATTAAATGTTTTATCTGAATCTTTGGTTTCTTACGAACAAAACTACGATTATCAATTAACATTTGATTGTAGAAGAATTCATTAGCAGCTTGATTCACTCCTTGGAAAACCCCATAATCATCACCAGTGATAAATCCACCGGGTTTTACTTTATGATACCAACGTTTGATATCGGTTATAACTGATTTGTAATCATGCCCAGCATCAATCATTATGAAATCAATAGAATCATTTTGGAATTGAGTTGATGCGTTTTCCGATGTATCCTTTATAGCTTTGAATGTACCAAAGTTATCACTCATTATTGTGTTCTCCACGAATTCACCATAAATATCACCACCATATGAACCAACAATGTTTTGATGTAGTTCTTCATCATCAGTACCTTTCCAAGTATCAACAACAGTAAAATCTATATTCTTTTTTGATTTGGTAATTGATGTAGCCATATGATTAGATGATTTACCTAACCAACTTCCTACTTCAACAAATACCTCACCACCTTTAGCGTTATTCACCATTCGGTTATATAAACCCTCATATGCGAACCAACCTGGTATCTCATTGAATTCAGGTTCTAATAACTCTATTATAATTTTCTTAGTATTGTTTATATCATCATCAATGTAAGTAACCAATTCATTAGAATCATATGTATCCAAATAAGTGTGTAACTTTCTGAAGATACATTGTAATCCATATCCCAATGCTTCTTTAATTGATAGTGGATTCAATTCTAACTTAGAACTGAAATAGAACATATCAGATGCTTTATAGAATTTATCTACATCATTACGTTCACCCCATACTACACAATTATCAGGCTTATCTTTCATTATTGGTCCCCAATATGATTCAAAGTTCATAGCTTGGTTTCCAACGAAGTGGAATTTGATTTTATACTTTTCTAAGATTCTAGCTACTTTAAATATTTCTCCTTGATTCTTACCTTCAGTAAATAACCCAACCATAAGAACGTGCTTCCATTCAGTATCAAATCCTAACTCTTTTTGAATTTCAGTTTTATTGAATGTTTGATTCTCTATTGGATATTCCCATACCTTAGTATCAACTCCCAAATGTTCGAACTTTCTCCTACTCCATTCGGATACTAAAACATATCTATCAGGTTGGTAACGAATTTCGTTTGGGTTTGTTGCAGAACCATGTGTTGACGCTACAATATTATACTTACGTGATTCTACCCACAACTTATCTAATATATCAACCGATAAAAAGTGTTCTGGTATTTCAGTAAAATGTATGATGTTTGGTTTGATAGATTCTATCAAATCAACTATTTCGGATTTATCATCTCCTAATGTATGTAGTTTAACCAAATTAATAATTTGGTCTTTCTGAACTACAAACACTCCACCACTATGGTTGTTTACCTCAATTACTTCTATATCAAACTCATCATTGAAGATTTCTATTTGCTTTAATAAGTATTGTGGCATTCCACCAGTAGATAGGTGAGATGATACATATAACAATTTCTTTTTTGACATAAACAAATTTAGTGTATATGATTACACTTCTTTACAAAGATACAAATAATATTTTAATTTACCAAATATTTTTTAGTAAATTATTGTACCTGCATCTAAATCAATTTGTCCGTTTGGGTATTTCTTATCCAATTCAGCCAATTCCGAATCCATTTCTTCTATTGATGAATCCAACTTATTACCAAATTCAATATTTTTAGAATTAAGTTCTTCTAATTGTTTTTCTATTTCTCTTTTTCGAACTACAACTTGCCCCAATCCAATTACCATATTGTTTTGTAATTCTTGGATTGATTTTAGTTTATCAATTACTGATTGTTCTAGCTTCTCTGTCTTTTGTTCCATAACTTAGTTATTTTTATTATCTATATATAAGTATATACTAAATTTGTTTTACGTATTTGAACCACTAATTTGAGATTCCAATTGTGTAACTTTATTAGTCAACTCTTGAATTGCCCTAATCATTGGTGAAATGAATTCGTGATATCTTAATGCGTAATTTGAACCAGTTATCAATCCAGCAAAATCCATAGAATCTTTTCCAACTAATTCTAATGTAGTTTCAACACTTTGTGCACCTAACCCATAATGAGTTCTACTACCACTTATAAATCTATATGATATTGGAGTCAATTCATTTATGAAATCTAGTCCTAAATCAGATGTTACAATATTTTCTTTTTTATTTTCATCGGATGTATTAATAGTTCCGTTATTTGCATATATATTGTTCCAAGGTAAATCGGCTGAACCTATATTATATATATCAGGAAGACCCGGTACTATATGACCCGATGCTGAAACTGCTACATTGTCAGATGGGGCTCCACCACCAGCAGTCATATTATCAAAAATAGCGGCTCCCCCATATACTTTAAATAATTCAGTATCAGTATCACCAGAAGCTCTCCTAGTAGTTTTTACAAATTTATCGGGTCCTGAAACTACTTGAATACCACCTGCTTTAATCTCAACAAAATTTGAAGGAAGTGCAAATGCTACGGATAAATCTAAACTACTACCAAATGATTGTAAGTAACCAGTTGTAGATGTAGAGTTAGCATTCGTATTGTTATAAGCTACTGTTGCTGTTACATACGAAGTAGAAATACCACCACCAGATGCGGTATTTACTCTCCATCCAGAAGTTGTACCTAATTGAACCGAATATCTTAATGAAGCGTTTGCAGATGCCGTTGTTACATTTATGTTTACATTTTTAGTACCTTGTGCTCCAACAGTTCCAGTAACAGCTGCTATACCAGTTTGAGTAGTTCCTACAAAAGTCCAACCTGATGTTATAGTATTATGTGATAAGATATCATTTGATATGTAGTTATATACCCCAGCAACTGAGAATGTATATACATCAGCACCATCTAATAACTCAATCTTATCAACTAATTGTAAATAAATTGAATCACCATCCATTACATAAATTTTACTCTCACCTTCAACTAATTCAGTTGTTTTTATCTCTTCGTTGTTATCTAACCAAAATCCATGTGAATCCGAAACTTCAATAACTTTATCACCTACTGTAACTTTATATATTTCAGTTGTTGTTCTTGTTTTAATTGCATCTATGGTAAATTCACCAAACTCATCTATTCCTATATGTGAATCAAGTTTATCATTCCAATTCCAAGATAATATCTTATCTCCTATTTTAACATCTTTAGCTAAGATATAAGAACCATCGGATAATGTAATTTTTGTATCACCAACTACCGATGTAATTTCACTTGAAAGTCCACCACCACCTCCACCACTATCTACATATGAACCTAAATAGTAATTACCTACTGAATCCTTTGCACTTCTTGCTTCGGAAGTTTGTGCTATTTTAGTTCTACCAATAACTACATCAGAATTATCACCATCAACAACCTCTAAAAACAAATATGCTATTTGTCTGATAAAGTTGGGACCTGATGTATTACCATGCGTTTGATTATTATATGATGGTAAGTAATTTGGATATGATGTTGTTTGTGTAATTCGTTGTGTTGGTGGGTTTAACGTTAACGCTGGTACAGAGTCCAATGTTATTGAAATATCACCAACAGCAACAGTTGTTGATGCTACACTAGTATCGGTTTTATCACCAATAGAAAATCCACTAAAACTAAAAAACTTTCCAGCTGAATTTTGTGTTATATTGGTATCAGGTGTTGCTACTCCAGCGGTTGAAAATACCATATTAAATCCAGTACTACCAGCTGTATCTGTTAGAGTATTTTGTGGTCCAATTATTACTTTTTTGGAACCATCGGCAAACATTTGTAATTCAGGTAAGTTGGGTTCGAATATAATCTCAGAGTTTTCATCTCGTAATGCCTTTGTATCTACATCAATAATCCAATCACCAATTCTTCCACTATCAGCGTTTATAATACCACCAATACTAGCATTTGATGCAGAAACGTTTCCATTTATATCAACACTAAATTTTGCATCCTCGCCAATCGCTGGTACACTAATTGAACCCCCTACGATATCAGATTCTTCGATTGTACCTCCACTTAAATCACCACTAAATTGAACAGACTCACCATTGTATCTTAAAAAATCACCAGATGGACTTCTTAATGAAAAATGCGGTGTTTCCGATGCTGATGGGAATCCTAAAAATGCTCCTCTATTATCATAACCAGCAGATGATTGCCCAATTGATATAAATGGTTTATTAGTACCAGTAGATGAACCAGAAGTTGATAATCGTATAGCATCTCCAGTTATAATACGATTCTCTAACGAACCAGCCATAACAGTCCCAACATTACTAACACTTAAATCCTCACCAGATCGATGTATTGTGTATAATGTTAATTTAGTTGCAGCTGCTAAATCTATATTTCCATATGTGTTTTCTGCAGAAGAAGATATAAAATCACCGATGATACCATTGTTATTTACATCAGCTTCGTCTCCTTCAATAGTACCTAATTTAATTGCAAGTGATGCTGATGTATATGCAGCAACCCCACCACTAGCAGGAATCGTAACTCCCTCTGCTAATATATATGCATTTGAATTAGGTGCCCAAGATGGTACTCCGAATAAGTTATGCTCCAAATAATCAGCATTATACTCGCCATTAGTTGTACTCATAACGTCGTTCCATGCAGTATCGGAAAAAATAACGGAAGTTCCAGCTTGAACCGTCCACCTTAAATCTCCACCACCATATCCAGCTCCAGTTATATCCCAAGATGAAGTTACATATGATTGGTAATCTACAGATGATGAATCTGCGTATAATGCATTTAATAAGTTGAATGTAATTAAACCACTATCCTCACCACTACCATCGATTGTATTAGTAGTAGTAATTTGCCCATTTGCAGTTAGTGAAGAACCACTTCCAAACGGGTCAGCTGTTCTAGTAAATGTTTTTAAAGTTTGAGCTGTGCTGAGTGAACCATTCGAACTAAAACCAGTATTGTAAACCTGCATATAAACTGAACCATAGTAAAGCCATTGTTGTATGTCTGTTGGAGAGAATGATGAGGTTGCTGCTAATTCAACAGATATTAAATCTCCAATTGAGTAATCAGTTTCATAAAATAAACCACTTTTATCAACTTGCCATCCACCAATGTTTGTTTTCACATTATCACCAGCTAAAGATAAACTTGCAGTTCCTTCATCAAATCCTATAAAAATACCATCACTTTCAAAACCTTGTGGGCTTTGTCCAATTGATATGTATGGATTTGCATTACCATTATCAGCATCAGCGTTTAATGCTATTACAGCATCTGAACCAGATGAACCAACGTTAATTGTTTGGTCTGCATACACATCATCTGCAAATAATATATCAGTTGCTACTGAAGTAAACTCAGCTCCAAACGAATCCCAATAAGTAGTATAACTACCACCAGTTATAGGTTCAGAACCAGCATCCGATGTGTATGTACTTTTAGCTATATAATATGAACCATCACTTCCCTTTACAACATCTGTTCTTTGAGCGGTTTTGAAATACTCAACACCAACTGCCCATTCACCTCTATATACTATACCAGCTCCGGGTAAACCAGGAGTACCATTTGCACCACCAGAACCAGCAGTTCCATTTGTTCCACCAGAACCAGCAGTTCCGTTTGTCCCACCACTACCAGCAGTTCCGTTTGTTCCACCAGTTCCAGCAGTTCCAGCAGTTCCAGCAGTTCCAGAAGAACCAGCATCTGCGGCTAATTGCCAATACGATGTATAACTACCACCTGTTAGAGGTTCTGAGCCTGTTGTATTTTTTATGTGATTCGAAATACATATCCAAGTTCTACCAGCGTGCGTTACTATATCATTATCAACGAATTGGAAAGCTGCGGCTAACGAACTCCATAAACCTTGTAATGTACCCTCTCTCTGACCAGCTGCGGTTTGTCTAAGTGCCCCTCTAATTGTTAAAGTATCACCATTCCATTCCAATGAATTATACTCACCATTATCAACTTCTGATTTTAATGAGAGTAATCCCAATGTTGAAGTCCCACTAGCACCACCGGCATTACTCATACCCATAAAGATACCATCTTGTTGGAATCCTTGTACTCCTTGTTGCCCTATTGCGATGTATGGTTCATCACTACCACCAGCTATTGCTATATTTGCGTTTGGACTTCCAACCGGTGGAATACCAACATTAATTGTGTTTTCTACAAATGATTCTTCGAAGATTGCTATCTTAGCAGCAACAAACATATCTTGCTGTCCTAAGTATTCCCAACCAAACGTATCGATATCACCTTGATTCTGAGTACCATTATAGATGGGTGCATCCGTATATCCATCTGGTGGTGTGTATGGTAATTTTAAGACCTTAGAAGCGGATATTGCATTAGTTGTACCAAAGTAATGAGTTTCTAAATCAGGACCATTGGTATATTTATATACCACCGCATCTCTACGTTTTTGTTCTAAACTAAATAAGTAATCAATCGAACCAGTCCATTCTCCCCTCATAACAATACCAGGTCCAGTTGCCCCTTCGAATACAGTTGAAAGTGATTGTGATAAGAAATAAGTTGCTCTACCATTTTCAATATCAACCTTATAAACTAATGTAGCCGATTTATTATCTTGTGGTATGTTCCAACCAGTAATTGGGTCTATATTAGCAGGGTTTCCTGTTGGGACATTTGGTTGTGTTATAAATGTAGGTACATAATGTAATGAAGCTGAGAATTCTCCTAAAGTACCAATTGGTTCTCCAATTAAATCCAATGTTTCCGATGAATATGTACTAACGTGTGTTAATTCAGTAGCTGCTTTAAATGCCCTTATCTGGGTTCCAGTTGTATCCAATGTAGTTGTACCATCAACCTCTACCCCAACACTTGGTGATGGGTTTGTTAACGATACTTGATAATTATCAGCTCCAGCTTTGATACCTGCGATAGTTACCTCTGCGGATGCTACGACCGGAGAAGTAGCGTTACCATCTCTAATTTGAACCGACCAAGTTGCAGTTTCACCAGGTGAAGTTGCATCACCCGAACCTACTTCAAACGTAGGGTCAGTTCCAACTAAACTATAAGCGAAACTATCTCTAAAGAATTGGTAATATGTTTGGGAACCAGTTACGTTAAATGGGGTTGCTTGTAAAAATATTGAACCGATTGGTGAGGTTACTACACCATCACCATCAAAGTTAACTACTTCAGTTGTTGTTGATAAACTTACACTTCTTGCAGCAGTACCATCATTTGATTTTGAGAATACTTGCTTTTTATTATAAGTTTCAACTACACCAGCGACACCATTTGTTAATGAGTATGGGAATACAACAAAGTTGTAATCAACCGAACCACTACCACCTTCCAATTCACTAAAGTTTGTAAAGTGTACAGTCTCATCTCCGAAATCTAAATCATATTGAGAGGATGCTGATATATCACCTATTACAATACCACTACCAGTTGCAGATACATTAAATGTACCAGGTAAACTACTTGTTTCATATGATAGGTATAGATTGCTTTGCTTAACAACTATATTAGTATTTGCCGTTGAGTAATCCGTTACAGTTCCGTTTTCATCAGCTTGTAAACTTACTACTGATGGTTCTATTACAATTTCAACTGCATCTGAACCATCTACACCTTTAGTAATACGTTGTGTAATAGTTTGTGATTGAAAAGATGATGTATAATATGGATATACTTTTAAGTTATAATCAACACTAGCTACTAACGATGATGTCATGTTATCAAAACCAGTAAGTGATAACGTAGTATTTGTAAAACTTTCAGTAGTATATTCTATATTTGTTGTACTGATTGATTCAGTATAGAATGTACCGGGCTTTTCACTACCAGTATAAATTAAATCCAACTTACCTTGTTTAGCAGTAATTGTTGTATCCAATGGAGTGTAACTATAAACTTCACCTTGTTGGTTTGAGTTTAAGTTTAAGGTAAGTGGGTCAACACTTACAACAACCGGCTCAATACCCAAACCATCCGGTACTACGAATATTGTTTTATCAACACTAATCGATTCTGATGTGAAATTCTCTACATAAGTAAAGTTGAATGTTAATTGCTTACTATCAATTGGTGTATAATACTCTACCGAATCACCCGGTATACCACTTCCAATGATTTCGTTTTGTGCATTAGTTGCTGTTACAGTTATTCTACTATCGAATGCTCCGGTTTCAAAAAACATATAATATTCAGGTAAAAGTGATTCATCAATAGACATCGATGGGAATACTTTTAACGTACCACTAATTGGCGATTCGTTTGTACCTCTTAAATAAAAGTTACCAGCTAAACTTGCAGTTTGTGGTGTGAATGTTGTATCTTCTTTTGGGTTGATGTTAAATTGTTCAACATCAAATGTTGTAAAACCAGCCCCTAATCCATCTTGTAAATCAGTTAGTAATAATGTTGTTAGAATATCCTCTTCAGTAGTACCATCCATTAAGTATAATGGTAATTGACCTGTAATTGATGTTCTATCGAATACTGCGTTATAATCTAATTCACCACTACCAGTTGTACCAGCAGTTAACCCTTGAATGAATCCACTTGAAGATGCATCAGATAATAAAATATATTCCGAACCACTTTGTACTTTTAATTTTGCATCAGAGAATCCATTTTGTGGTAAGTTATCTCTTAGTATGATTTCATTAACACCATCGATACGAATTGCTTGTACCTCTAACGTACTCTCATCGTTATTTTTTATAATAGTACCTCTATAAGGTCTAATCTCAAAGTTTACACCACCCTTACCATCTTGGGTTCTTGTAATTACCACATCATCCGATACACCTTCTACTTCACCAGTAAATCTAATGTATTGTACAGTGATATCATCTCTTGAACCAGTATAATCAGAAACAGTTAATGTTGGTGATAACGTTTCTAATCCACTCATTAAACCAGGATACTGTCCACCTGCATATTGTGATGATAATAGTATATCACCAAATTCATCATATGCACCAGATGTATATGTAATCGAACCAGTAACTAAAGTAGTTTCTACATCAAATGTAATTGTTGTAGGTGGTAATGGATTAGCTGGAGCTGATGCTGAATCAAATGAGAAATATAAATTGTTCGGTGTAAGTGTAATATCTTTATTAAAAAGATTTAAATTACCACCATTAAATGTTTTAGTATCCTCAACTAATATTGGAATGTAGTTGTTGTTTATATCATAGAATTCAAACCTATAATCAAACGTTTCAGTTTGTAATGTTTTTGGAACTTGTTGGATGAACGTAATCTCATCAGGAGAAAACGATGTTTCTTGTGATGCTTTTAAACTTACATTATTAACATACCAATCAACTCCATCAACTTCAAAATATAACTTTGCTTCATCAAAATCATCAGCAATTATATTTTCAGTAAAATTTCGTTTTTGTAAAATAGCATTTGAAGATGGTATATTTACAATTGTTTGTGATTTTGGAGTTCCATTTAAAGAACCACTTAAAGTTACTTTTAGGAAATCAGTTGGGGAAACACTACCCTTTTTTAAATTAAAATCTAATGTATATTCTACACCACTCTGAATTGGAAATGATTGTTTCGTAAGAAAGTGGTTTCCTTCAGTTGAGTTTAATTTAGCTGAGTTGTATAGGAACCCAGTGTTTAGTTCTACTGAAATATCATTAGATGATGTCATCCAATATTGTGTTAGTACATCTTGCGTAAATGTACCATAACTAATTTCATTAGCTTTAGTAGTTTCTATATCTCTAAGTAACTCATTTGATTCCAATTGAATCTCTTGTACGAACTCATAATCCGTTAGATTTGATTGAGAACGTCTATATACTTTTACTCTAGCAGCATCACCAACTGCCGTTTTCATATCAGTAATTGCAATCTTAGCAAATGAACCAGTAAGTGCGGTTGCTAAATCAGTTACACCTTCTATGTAATTAAATGATGATACATAACTTTCATCTGAAAATGGTGCCACAATTCCATTAGGTGCGTATGGTGGTGAAACAATTACTTCAGTTTCACTTACAACATCTAAAACAATTGGATTATAATCGATATCATCAAATGAAATACGATTACCATCAATTGAACCAGTCCAATTAGAACCATTAGTAACGTTTAATCTATATGATGTTGGTAGAGAGAATTCACTTAATGAAGTACCAGCGGTTGGTGCTAATGGAATACCATTAACATTACCAATCTGAGTTATTAAGTTTGCGTTATTATTAAATATTGGTTTGTTAATCTCACCAATATTAACTTTAGGTCTTTTAAAGAATCTAACTCTATCCTCATTGGCAAGTATCTTATTGATTTGAAAATCATTTTCCCACTTAACATTATAATTACCTTTCCATTGGTCTGGTACATCTCTTATAACACCATTATCATCATATTGTTTAAGTTCACCTAAAACAGTAATTTTACCCAATCCAATTGGTGTATCGTTATATATGTAAACAGCTATTAAAGATGATATACCTTCATAATATTCCGGAACACCTTTTGCTGGTTCATAGTAAATAGGATTACCTTCAACATCTAAAATCTCTATCTTAATTTCAGTTGTTTCTTTCAGATACTGAGACCCTTCTATAAGAAATCCGTTTTTTCCACCTGTAAAGGTATCATTAAATTCAGTTATTCTAAAATAATCAGAATTCGGGTTATCATCAATTACGAATGTTTGAAATGATGATAAGTTTTGTTCAGGTGAGTACTTTTTAATTCTTGCCATTTACCAATTGCCTATTAGTGTTTCTCACTATAAATATTCCACTTTTTAGAATATGGATACTTATACTAAAGAAAACTAAAGAAAACTAAAGAAATGGATAAAAAGTATGCAATGTTACAAATTGATAAAGAAGTACATCAATTATTAAAGTCTTTTTGTAAGGATAAGGGGTATAAGATGAATGGGTTAGTAGAAAGTTTGATTAAAGAAAAAGTATCCCCTAACCAAACTCTACCAACTAATGTTTTAAGGTCTAAGTAACTGCTCTACCTTTCATTTGTTCCCAATCTCTATTCTTTCTTACTTCGTTGTTTTTAACATCAGTTGCTGCTAACATAAGTGGAATGATATCCATATCTTCTGCTACTACCATTAATGCTTTAACATCTTTTGGAAAACAATGTCCTCCATATCCAAAATCTCCATCTGGACCTGGAACATTCCAATGGGAATCTCCCAATCTCTCATCTTGAGTTGCATATTCAATTACTTTATCGTAATCAACATCCAATCCTTCACATATCTGATACATTTCATTTGCAAACGATACCTTTGTTGCTAAGAATGAGTTAGTTAAATACTTAACCATCTCAGCATGAGTAGAATCCGTTTTAATGATATGAGCTTTTGGAAATACTTTTGAGAATATTTGCTTTATCTCAGTAGTTGTTGGTCTTGGTCCTCCTAATATAATCCTTTTTTGATTTTCGTAATCATCAACAGCATTTCGTTCAGTAAGAAATTCGGGATTGAATACAATGTTTAAGTTTTTGTATTGTCTATTCCATCGTTCAGTTGTACCAGGAGATACAGTTGATTTGATTACAATAGTTTTCTTTCTATCATAACGAGCGCTTTGTGAGTTTAATCCTACCAACTCTAATTCTACAATGGATACGTTACATCTACCACCCTCATCCATTGGTGTTGGTAAGCAAATGAATATAGTTTCACATTCTCTGGATAGTTTTCTGAATGTAGAGTTACATTTTGAGTCATCTAAATCATAAGTAAGTACATCGTAGTAATTTTTAAACTTTTGATAAACTGCATTACCAACAAACCCCTGTCCTATAATTCCTATCATAATTTAGTATTTAATATTACTGAATCCATTTACTTTTTTGATTTCCATTAGAGTATCAACTACATCTCGCATTGAATCAATATGCGATATAATCATCACAAATTCAAATTGAGTTTTAAGATAAGCAAACAACATATATAATGATGTAAGATTTTCACTATCCAATGTTCCGAACCCTTCATCTACTACTAAGAAGTTTGGACGAGGGAGGTTACATACGTTGATTAGAGCGATTCTAATTGCTAATCCACTAATGAACCTTTCCATACCACTACACATCTCTAAACTCCACTTCTGGTCATCGTAAACGATGTTTGCATTAATGTTCTTACCATCCATTTCTAATTGCAATCCAAACTCTACTATTTGTCCTAAGATGTTATTAACTTCACCTTCAATCATTGGTAGTGCTTTAGAAATCAATTCATATGATACACCATCTTTACCCAATGCATTTAGGTAATATTCATATAATGTGAATTGGTCTTCCAATTCCCTAACTTCACTTATCCTAGCTTCTATTGTTTGTTTCTGATTCTTTAATGATGAAACTTCTCCGTTTAAAATTAATATATCAGTTTCACTATTCTTTAGTAGTTGTTTAGATTTTCCCAAAGAATGTCTTACATCTACTATCTCATCTCTGAGTATAGTATTCTTTTTAATTTGCTTTTCATTATTTAAATAATCTGCAATTAGTTGTGTAACTTGATAAACTTCATTCTCTAACTTAACTTCTTGAGTTTCAAATGTTGATAACTTGTTAATAAGTGTGTTAACATCTTTTTCAGCTTTTACCTCCTTACTCTTTAGTTTGATAAGTTCATTATGTAAATCTTCGTATTTTTTACGAGTATCAATGGCAAGAAGAAGTCTATCTCTATCTTCCATTTTAGATTTACGTTCTATATCTAATATAGCTAAATCAGCCTCAGCTTTAACTTTAGCATCTATGATTGTTTCAGAATTCTCTAAACAAATATCACAATCTTTATTATACTTATGTGATTCTAAATGTACTAATTTATCATTTAAAGATTCATATCGTATTTCAAATTTCTCCAAGTCATTATTTACATCCCTAATATCACTTGAATATTTTTTATATAAATCATATTCTTTAGTAATCTCATCTTCATCAAATGAATCAATCTCTTCCTCTAATTGTATATGAGTTTCTTCTAATGTTTGTATTTTAGATTGATTTGTATCTCTTTGAGATATTAGTTGTATTAAAGAATTTTGAGCTTTTAATTTATTAGCTTCCAATTCTTCTAATGAATAATTATCAGATTTTACCTTTACTATCTTTTCATTTAAAGATATCAATTTCTGATTAAGTACTTCTACTTTATCTTTAACAGTTGTTAGATTAACATCTTCTAATTTATATTCTGCTTCTTTAGCTTTTAACCCAATTTCGATATCGGCCAATTTCTGAGTGAAATCATCTTGCTTAAACTTACGAATTAGGGAAGCGTTATCTCTATTCTCATCCGATGCAAATGTATATAGTTTATCAAATACATCTACTCCCATAAACTGAGCAAGTATTTCTTTTCGTTCTGATTGAGATTTATCAATGAATAATGAGTTGTTTCCTTGTAACGATAGAGTAGTAAGAACAAAATCATCATAGGTTCCCAAATATTGTTGAATATTTGTATTAGTTTCTCTCCTTTGCTCTCCGTTCAAAGAAGTGATACCACCCTCATCGTCTTTCCAAAAGGAAACATCGACTTTTAGGTTTCTACCCTTATTGATTAACTTTGCTCTTCTCTCTATATAATAATCAACACCTTCAATCTGAAAATGTAGTTTACAATAGAAGTTATCTTTTCTATTGTTTAATACGTTCTTTGCTACATAAGTTCTACTAGTCTTATCAAAAATACAAAATGAAATTGCATCGAATAGAGATGATTTACCACTTGCGTTTGGCGCAAAGATACCAACCATCCCCTTTACACTATCAAATTCTATTTTATTATTCTCACCATATGAGAACATATTAGAAAATTCAAATGTCTTTGGTACCCATTGAATGTTTGGAGTAACATCATCATCTACTAACTTTGAATTCATTTCTCTATTGATTTGTTTAATCTTATCAATAGTATCATCATCAGCAAGGTATTGTCTTTGTAAGTAATCTTTAATCAATTCATTTTGATATTCAACATCTCTTACATTTCCAATTGCCAAACTATCATCAAAGTCACCAGTCTTTTGTTTAGATAATGTATCCATACGAGTAACAGTAAATTCCTCTACTTTGTATTTCTTCTTTATCTCAGTTAGAGCTCTTTTGATTTGAGTTGGGTCTGTATTAGATACTCTAACTCTTAATCTTGGCTTAAGCGGCATATCAGTAACAGTGGGAACTATACCATTACGAACATCCAATGTATAGAATCCATAATCATTTGGAATATCAATTTCTTCAAAAGTTCTACTATCAACATCCCATAATAAATAACCATGTTTATCTAATGCTTCTCCGTGGTTTTGCTGAATCATTGAACCAGCATATGCAATTGTTGATGAACCCAACGTTTGTCTTTTATGAATATCACCCAACATCACCATATCAAATCCTTCAAACATATCAGTTGTGAATGAGTTTGATGATACAGTATAACCAATATCAGTTTCTGCTAAGTTAACAGGTCCGTGAAATACACAAATAGTATTTTCCCCATCTACCAATTCTGCCTTTGGCCAGTTCTCTTTTTTATCGAGTATAGAATATACCACAAAAGTAAGATTACGGAAGGGATATATACCAGTATCTCTAAGATAGTGAATTCTTTCATTATTTAAGTTTTCTACGATTGGAGTAAGTACATCCAATCTATAATTGTTATTTAAGTTACAATCGTGATTACCAGTAATTAAGAATGTGTGCTTTCTGTTTGCACACTCAGTTAAGAACCAACTGATTTCTCTTATTAATTCAGGACTCATCTCAGTTTTGGCATGAGCAATATCACCAGCTAAATAGATAATAGCATTATCGATATTATCTCTATCTACGTTTTGTAAGAATTTTACGAATACCTCTCTGTATTCTACGTGTCTTTTTAAATTACGGATATGTAAATCCGCCAAATGGTAAATCTTTTCTACCTTCATATATTATTTAATTTAGATAGGATTAAATCATCCCAACCACTTTCTTTGGTTTCTTTTAATAAATTATTTACTTTATCAAAACCCATATCACCAGCATCATCACCATCAGGTATAATGTTAGTTACCTTTATTCCATTTTGAATAAAGAATGTTGCATGCTTTGTTGAATCTTCAATTGCATCTGAATCTAAGAGTATTTTTATTTCCTTTACACCCTTTTCGAAAATCTTTGCTTTTAATGTTCTTGGTAAGAATTTACCTAAGATTGGTATTACATTTCTTTTTACTGAGAATGAATCAAATACCCCTTCTACTAATGTGATAGGTTCATTCCAATTAATTTGATTATCAAATACAACCACATCCCTACTAACAGGTGGGTTTTTGTATTTAAATTTACTATCTTCATAATACGAACGTGCTACAAAGTAGTTTAACTCACCTTCTTCACTATATGATGGAATTATAGTTCTACCACCATAAATACCTTCCCCACAATAGCCAATGTTATGTTTTAGCATTTCATCCATTGTAATACCTCTTTTATAAAGATAGGTCAATGCTTGATTATATGCAAAATCTAAAGATTTGGGTTTTATATGAAGTGGCTTAAATTCAGATGGAAGTTTAAGTTGTACCTTTTCAACATCCTTATCATTCTTAGATGGTGTGTACTCTCCATAGATAGAAATGATTTTTGATAAATCGCCCCTATCTACGTTTAACTTTCTTAAAAGAGATTGGATAGCTCTTCCTTTGGAATCACATACCCAACAATGCCAATATTGAGTTTCTAAATTTATTTGTAGTTTCTTTTTATGATGATGACAAAAAGGGCAGTGATGTGCCTGTTCATTTCCCTTCATAGAAGAACCTACACCTAATGTAGAATCTAATACATTTATAACAACTAATTTATTTCTTGCGGAGAGCATTAAATTATATTTTTTGTAAATATACGAAATTTATTTGGATTTACCAAATCATCTAATCATTTATCCCATTTGAGAATCGGATACTGCGAATAAAAATTCACCTAACTTTTTAACTTGGTCAATAGTTTGCCTATCAACTTTACGTTGTTCCATTTGAGTTACTAAGTCTTTTATTGATTTAACGGCAATCTTTAAGCCATCATCTTTTGCATTTAAATTGTTTGGATTAATTCCAAATCGTCTTGCTACTTGTTCTAAATTCATAATATTATTTTTAGTGTATATACATTTAATAAACAAATATACGAATAATATTTTACTTATCCAAGTCTTTTCTATAAAACTTTCCTAGTATATTACCATTTAGTGAGTTATCATCTGATAATACATTGTATTTGAACTGATGATGTACCTCATAATAGGATAATGATTTTTTTGAATAGCAGAATTGTAGAACACTTCGTTTAAACTCATCACTCTTACCTTCGGTGATTTGTTCTTTAATCCAATCATTAGATGAGAAGTATTTCTGCCAGTCAGAAGATTTTCTAACTTTTTTCTTTTTAGGTAGTGAACCTCTAATACCAGCTAACTTTCGTTCTTCTCTGATACGTTGTAGTTCTCTTACTCCGATTTTTACATTTCGGACACTTTCTAAGGATTTCTTACCAATGTAATATTTGCCAGTAGGGATATGTTCTATCATATAGATAAATCCTACGGCATCCTCAGGTATAACATCTTCGGTAACATCGTTACCATTCCATAACCAATTTGACATTAAGTCTTATTTAAATTTGTCTGAATAAGGTTTTGAGGGGTTGTGTCCTGCTCCACCTTGTCCAATATCACCACCATTAGCTTTTTTGATTGCCTTTTCATCTTTTGATAAATCCAATCCACCATCTGCTTCTAATAGAGTTTTATCTCCACCTTTAATGTTTGCCTTTGATGTATCAGGTGCTGCTTTTTTTAATCTTTCTTCTAAATTCATAATAATCTTTCTTTATGTGTATAAATATCAATTAAGTATCAAAACGAACAATAAAGTTCAATGGATAATCAGGTAATGATTTAATCGGCTTCGGTAATTTACATACGGCAACCATATTCAATTCGTTATCATATAAACCTATCGTTGTAATAAATGGTGCTAAATAAGAACCAGTCGTATCAACTGAGGATGAATAATCATATTC